CTAGAACTTTATAAAAACATGCTAATATTTTATTTCGGCAGGATTATGCATATATAACTATGAAACGGATTTAAAAAAACGGTTGTAAGTTACAGGTTAATTAAAGTCATGTCCTACGCAAATAAAGGCTTAAGCGGGTTGGCGAATTTGGGCAACACGTGTTATCTAAATTCCTGTATGCAAGTGCTCTCGCATACGTACGAACTTAATGATCTCCTCGCAGGCGGAACCTTTAAATCGCAAATCAAAAACAATCCCGAGGCGATCGTCTTGCAGCAATGGGATAAGTTACGGTCACTTTTATGGCAAAATAACTGTGTGGTGGCCCCGTACGGCTTTGTCCGAACCATACAGCAAGTTGCCCAAGCCAAACAGCGCGACTTGTTTAACGGCTTTGCGCAAAATGACGTTCAAGAGTTCCTCTTGTTTATTATTGAATGCTTCCATAATGCCGTGGCTCGTCAGGTCACGATGAATGTCGCAGGCACTCCCACCTGTGACCAGGACCAGTTGGCTATCAAGTGCTTATCCATGATGAAGACGTATTTTAGCAATGATTACTCGGAAATCATCTCCTTGTTTTACGGCATTCAAGTATCGGCTATTGTCTCCCAAGGCAACGTCTTCAGTCAGATTCCAGAAGCCTTTTCCGTCTTAAATTTGCCCATGTTACAAACGAAACCACAAATGGATTTGCTAGATTGCTTTCAGACGTATTGTGTCACGGAACAACTGACGGGACCGAATGCCTGGTACAATGACGAAACCAAACAACATCAGGATGCGACCAAAACAATTCGCTTTTGGAGTCTGCCGGAGGTCTTGATCATTGATCTGAAACGCTGGAGTAGTATGAATGGTCGCAAACTGCAAGCGTTGGTCACATTTCCTTTAACGGATCTCAACTTGGCGCCATTTGTCGTCGGTTACAGACCCGAAAGCTTCGTCTACGATTTATATGGCGTCTGTAACCACGCTGGGAACGTGTTGGGTGGTCACTATACGGCCAATATTCGTAATGCCAACGGCCAGTGGTACAACTTTAACGATACACGCGTCAGTGCCATTCAGCCATCACAGGTCGTCAGCGTTCAAGCGTATTGTCTCTTCTATCGTAAAAAAAAATCAATAGCTTAGTATATACACGAACCATTAATGAGTGCGGTCACTCCAGCATCAACCAATAGCAATAGTTTAACTTCGAACGGGGTCAGCACCACCAATGGTGATACCACAACAAGCGGTAGCAGCGGTAGAAGTACTTCTACGATTAATACTACTAGTGTTTCTACCGACGCTCAGCAAAAGTTAAGCCAGATAGAAGCCTCAGCGCCACTGCCTTGGTCGGAGAAACACGTGGGGCCTAATCCCGTCATGGTGTTTATTGTCGGTTTAGTGTTGGTTGGCTATTACGTTGTATTTTCTTCTTTAGGTGGTGCTGCCTATGGACCGACTAGTCCGGTGCAAACGTTATTTGAAGTTAGTTTATGGATCATCTTTTTGACCTTACTTCTACTTAGTGGTCTCGCATACTTTTTCAAATTGGATGTCATGGCTACCATCAAGCATATGTTTTCAGCGTCACCACGTGTTGAAATTGAGGTTCAAAGCAAAAAAGATCTGGGTCTACCACCCGCCCCTATGCCATCTATAGTACCGACAGAGCAAGTATACCATGTCAGCAACAATATGTACACTTTTCAAGATGCCAAAGCCGTCTGCACAGCCCTCAATGGGCGTTTAGCCACCATAAAAGACATGGATGACGCGTTTGATAAAGGCGCTGATTGGTGCAGCTACGGTTGGTCGGACGGCCAAATGGCTTTATTTCCTACCCAATATGACCACTGGGAAAAACTGCAGAAAATCCCCGGTCACGAAAACGACTGTGGGCGCCCTGGTATAAACGGCGGCTATATCGCAAATCCTGACGTAAAATTCGGGATTAACTGTTTTGGCCTGAAACCCAAGATGACGCCGCAGCAAGAGCAACTCATGCAAAATACGCCGTTGTATCCCAAAACAGTTAAAGAGTTGGAGTTTGAACAGAAAGTGGATCAGTGGAAGACAAAGCTCGGTGACTTGAGCATTGCCCCCTTTAATAGCAAAAGCTGGTTCCGGGTCTAAAAGCTCTACTCTACTTCGTACGTTTAGGCTTAGCCGCCTTCGTGGTTTTACGTTTAGTGACCTTGGCTCCATGCTTTTTACTACGTTTAGTAGCCTTATGTCCAACGACAGTGGTCTGAGCGACTGCCTTGACAGGGTGAATAGCCTCGAGAGAATCTAAGGATTTAATGCAATAGTTGGCACCATCCACGACGCCTTGCTTGGTCTTTTCGACGTCTTCTGAGGGTTTGATGCCTTGAGCCAGTTCGACTATTTTGGCCATCATGTCTGCAGGAGCCACTTGGACTGCCTCATGACTGTAGTCATCAGGTTCATACATGGGACTGGCATGAGTGGGTTGATAACAAAATAGCCCAACTGGAATGACCATATTGTGTTTTTCCATAAACGGTTTATGGGCTGGCAATTCAAAGCCACCCGCGACACAAACGGCTTTGCCCGTAGTGGGATTCATGCGTTCATAAAAGACCATTGTTTGGGCGTCCATGTTTTGAATTATACTATATATAATATCCAATATGATAGTGCAGTATAAATAATCGCGACACGGTTATTTATCCTTTAATTTCCCAGCGGTCCTTTTTAAAGGACCGCCAGAAAATCAAAGGTTCGACAAGCGCAGCGGGTCCAGTATAAATTACTAAACCACTGCATAACATTCATCTCATTATTTCGCTAACCTTTAATCTTTGATGAGCGTTATGCGCATTTGGTGCATCGGAGATTAAAGGTTATGTTGTGGGGTGGTAAAGGATTACGTTTTATTATAATAACGTTTGATATCCGGTACTTCTTTAGTCTCACGATTATTTTTAATCACTTGCATAATAGTGTCGACATGAGTCGCATTCGGAATACACCGCTTCAAACAATCTTCTACATATTTTAAAGTTAAAGGTGCTGTTTGTTTCACATGGACAAAACGCAAGCGCCCGTCACTAATATTGACAGTGGCATTGCTTAAATTATTTGTTTCGACAAACTGCATAATCGTGGTTTCGCGTGCATTTTTCTCATCGCGCAAATGTTTTACACGTTCATTCAACGTTTTCAGTTGTGTGTCTAAAGCCACCCAGGCTTTGACTTGATCTTCAAATGCAGTTGCAGGTGCAGGTCCTGGTCCAGGTGTTGACATGGTTCTAGTTAAGTTTAAACAAGAAATAGTCAGTTCTTGTTTAAGTCGTTTTTTGATGAAAATGTTATAGGGAGATGTTTTTTAAAAAAAACGTTTGCTGGTTTTTTTGATCTTTTTGACCACACGACGAGCAGTCTTGCTGCCTTTGTAATACCGATGCAGACCAAAGAGCGAGAGCGGCACTAACGCGGACTCTAAAGCAGTTCCACCCCGCTGATGACTGCCACCACGGTGACGACGTTTGTGGGCACGGGTGCGACGATAGGCATAACCACCGCGCATTTCATTACCGAGAGACACGCCACCTGCGGCCAGTGGCTCAAATGCGGCAGGGGACAGCGCAGGCAACGCACCTCCGGACATGGCCGCCGCCGGGTATGCACCCGGGCTTAAACTGGACATGCCGCCACGAGAATGACCCTTATGATGGCTACCGCCAGAGCAACTAGATTTCTTCGGCATTATGAACTGCTTCTATTATATATTACAACATGAAAAAAATCTATGCTCTAGTGCCAGGTAAAAACGATTTGTTGCGCAGAAGCAAAATAAAGATACCTAAATGCAGTAAAAAGCTAATCACCACAAACATCAAGCACAGAAAAATGTAGGGATAAATTTGAACGACAATCATGTCAATGAGTGGACTCACTAACGTTTTGATTTCTTCCTTGACGTCCTGTCGTTTAAAAATGTCTTTGCATTCTTGGATTAAGCGCTCTTTTAACATGATTGACGCAGCTTTAGTTCCTTTCTTGCAAAGAACCATAGAAATTATTAAGACGTGGTCGGCCGCGCCCCCCTGTGGTGCGTGTAGAAAGCCACTTAATTTTCTAGAGCCGTTTTATTATGACCACTGTGCATAAACCACAAGCAAACGTGAAATTTGATTTCAGTGGTTTACAATTATCTAGACCGGCGCCTACGACTAGTGTGAGCATTCCCGGCGGTGGCGTCACGTATATGGCACCATTAAGCCTGCGGAATGCTCCCTTTTACGTTCAGTTGCCTAAAGCCGGTTCTAAACAAGGCGTTACGAGCACTAAAGGTGGCAAAGCCTTAGACCTCGTATATGCAAAACAAAGCCATCCGTTTGTCAAAGATTGGTTTGAAGATCTGCAATTTGCCATGTGCACCGCGATTCATGAGCAAAGCAATCTATGGTTTGACCAGGAACTTTCACAGGACGATATTGAAGAAATGATGCGACCTACGACGCGCAGCTTCAACAGTGGCCAAAACATTAGTATCACTACGCATATTTACACCACGAGTGGACCCAATAAATGTATGGTCTACAATGAACAAAGATTAGGCGTAGATTTAGATAACATTGACAAACAAGACCTTTTTATTCCTTTAGTGTGGATTGAAGGTGTTCGGTTTAATTCTAAACAATTCGAAGTGCAAATTGTGCTAATACAGGTCATGTTGACCGATATGGCTAAACCAGTCAATACTAGCTTTTTAATTGATGCCAAAGAAAGTGCACCTGACACGGTACCTGTACCTGAACCTGAAGCTGAACAGCAACCTGAACAGCAACCAACACAAGCACCAAAACTACAGGCAGACCAAGCGAACGCTGTAGTTGTAACTGAACCTGAACCTGAAGACGTCGCGGTACAGGACATGTCTTCTATAGAGGAGACGGTGACGTCTGTTTTTACAGATAACACAGTCGCTGACAAAGCGGAAGTGATCGAACAGGTAGACACAGATATTAAAACCGACATTAATACGCGCACAAACACCTTGACCTCCACTGCCACTAATGAGGTAGCTGAACTGGATTTTAGCGAACTTGACTTGGCTGCCACCGAAACTGTTAGTTTACGCAAACACAACGAAGTGTATTACGATATTTACAAAAAGGCTCTAACCAAGGCCAAAGAACTGCGACGTTTAGCCGTCGACGCTTATTTAGAAGCCCGTAACATTCAACTTAAATACATGTTGGACGAAATAGAGGACTCCGATGATGAAGACAGTGACGGTGATGGTGACGGCAGTGAAGAGGAGGAAGAGGATGGTGACGAACCGGCTGCCCTGAATGTTGGTCCCACAATTACGATTCACTAAACCATCGTTTTCGGTGGTTCAGTAGTTCAGTTGTATTCTTTAGAAAACGTTGCCCCCTCTGAATGAAAATTAAACGTGCCTCCCTCGAAAATATTTTATCACGAATTTAATATAACATAACATGAGCTTCATCGCAACTCTGCAGAAATCGTTGAAGACACATCACGTCTTAGCTTTAGTGGGTGTCATTGTCCTGGCTTTTGCCATTTACCAATATTCATCCGGCAAATCCACTGTGTCTGATGGTTTCGAAGTGGGTCAGCGCAAAGAGCGTGTTATGGTCGGCGGCGAACCCGTCGTGCCCGTGCCCGCTAACCCTGCTGGCATGAATGAAGAGCATGCGAGTGTCAGTGGCTTAAGCACCAACACTTATGGTCTGGCCCCGCAGGCCACCGCAGCCATGATGGACCCTGCTGATCTTCTGCCGCGTGACACCAACAGCCAATGGGCCCAGCTGAACCCTGCCGGTCAAGCCGACTTTCAGAACGTCAATCTGCTTAAGGCAGGTTTTCACATTGGTATCGACACCGTCGGCTCCTCTCTGCGTAATGCCAACCTGCAAGAACGCTCTGAGCCCCCTAATCCCACAACTCCCGTGTCCCCGTGGCTTAACTCGACCATTGAGCCCGATCTCATGCGTCGTCCTCTGGAGATTGGCGCCGGTGGTCAGTAAGCACAAACACGAAGATCAAAGACGAATAAACGATTCTAGGCGCAATCTATTTAAACATAATATTCCAAGCATTATGTTTAGACTCAATATATAGCACACCTCACTCATGGCGCTGTTTATCTTTCGCCGCGATTTACGTTTAGCAGATAACATAGGATTGTTAGCTAGTCTTGCTAGTGACAAACCTATTTATCCGATTTTCATTTTTAATCCGGAGCAAATCAATCCTTCGCAAAATCCATTCTTTTCCCATAACTCGGTGCAATTCATGTGCGAAAGTTTAGAAGACTTGAGGACACAAACGGAGGATAAATTCACCTTTCTGCATGGTCACAATGTTGACGTCCTAACGTTTTTATTAAGCCCACAATCCCCCGTGCCTATAGAAGAAGTTCACTTTAACATGGATTATTCCGGCTATAGTCAGCGCCGCGATGCCGTATTAGCCAAACTCGTTTTAGAGGCCGGCAAACGCTGCTACATGCATGAAGACATTGGTTTGTTTCCAATGAACACCGTCACCACGAGTGGAGGCAAAGGCTACAATAAATTCACACCCTTTTACACTAAGCTGTCAGCCAAGCCTGTCCCTAAACCTGAACTCAACGTAACCAAAATCAAGAGCCGACTCAAGGCTATACCGCATTGCCAATACACGTTTGTCCCGTCACGCTTAAATACCTTGTACAAACCAAATAAAGACATCTTGGTCCATGGCGGACGGCGGTTAGGCCTGGCTATTTTAGACAAGTTAAGACAAACCGTCGGACACTATCAACAAACCCATGACCAGCCTATGTACGCCACAACGCATTTGTCAGCCTATCTGAAGTATGGCTGCGTCAGCGCACGCGAAGCCTATCATGCAATGCGTGACCATTTGCCCCCGAGTGCTAGTCGGCCACTCATACGCCAGCTTTTTTGGCGCGAGTTCTATTTGGGCATTGCCTATCAATACCCGGATATGATGCTGAAACGTACACCACAAAAACCTAGCTACGCTGCGATCAAATGGTCGGGATCGGATGCCCACTTTCAACGCTGGTGTGAAGCCAAGACTGGTTATCCCATAGTGGATGCTGCCATGCGCGAAATGGCCGTCACCGGCTATATGCATAATCGCTGTCGGCTCATTGTCAGTGGCTTCTTAATTAAAACCTTGCTAGTGGATTGGCGTAAGGGCGAACAATTCTTTGCGCAAAGCTTAGTGGACTACGATTTCGCGAATAACAATGGCGGTTGGCAATGGTCGGCCGGAAGTGGCACTGATTCACAGCCGTATTTTCGCATCTTCAATCCTTGGGCGCAAAGTGCTAAATTCGATAGCGAAGGCCTTTACATCAAGCGCTGGCTCCCTGAGCTCAATGATGTTGCGGTAAAGGATTTGCATCAGTGGGATGTGGCACATGATAAATATCCGGCGTTAAAAGGCAAATATCCAGCCCCCATAGTGGATTACGCAGAACAGAAACAAAAAGCCTTGGCCATGTACCGCAAAATCTGAAACCTGCAAACTTTTATCTACACTAGTGTTATAGTATATAGACACGTCATGGACGTTAACATAATCGGCTATGCCCTTATCATTTTAGTGCTAGTAGTGTGTGTTCGCGTGTATATGGAATCAGATGCGATGCAACTGAAATGCATCATCTCCAGCGTTGATGGTCAACGGTATTGTGTGCGTGAACGTTTGAAACTGGAACATGCCGCTGATCGTTTAGCTATGGTCAACAAAAAGATGACACAAATTGTCCAACATTTGAAAGAGAATTTTCCGGATCGTGAAAATGTTCAGCGCTTGATAAAAGGCTACAATCCAAAGGTCTTGGTTGAAACATTGCCGACCAGCGAATACACGGCGTATAGTCAAAACAAAGGCGAAAAATTGGCGTTTTGTTTGTCTCCGGAAAAACAAGACGACACTCTTATAGACGAAAACACACTGACTTTTGTGGCCCTACATGAATTATCACACATCGCCACTAAATCCGTTGGACATTTGGATGAATTTTGGCAGAACTTTAAATTCATTTTGACGGAAGCCAAGAAGCTCAATATTTATGACATGGTCGATTATAAGAAGAACCCAGTTCGCTATTGTGGCACTAATATCAAAGATAATCCTTACTATGATCTATAACAAAAGACAACTTGCATCACCTGTCTAACGAACACGTAATTACATAATATAAAGCGACTAACTGCTTAACTTTTGAAGCCACCTTCTTGATTAAACAGTTTATGGCGCAATTGTTCCATTTCTTTATCCTGGATCTTTTTTGAGGGATCTATAAAGTCTTCGTATGTTTTGTGGCGACCTTCGGTCGGTTCCGTCAATAAACATATAATCATGTACAACGCATACATGCCACATTCCGTATTGCCTTGTTGGTGTGGCACTTTAGTGTTTTCAATAAATTCCAACTTTTTCGAGCCCCCAAACTCCGCTGGCAGTTCAATGGCTTGTTCAATAATGCGTTCAACAAACGTACGCACTTCTGCTGGAGCCGGACGCCCGGTGCTGTCAAAGTAAAAGATGAAACCCTTCTTAAAGTCCACAAACAATGCAATCCAGTGGCTGCCGCCTTTAGTGTGTGGATCTGTATTAAAGATAGCACCTAATTTGCGTTTGCCTTGCTGGAGTTTTTTCTTGAGACTAAATTCGCAGAGTTCCTCCCAAACGCAGTCGCCGTTGACATAATGTTTGTCAAAGTCAATGGGCGACGGCCCCATAAAATCAAAGCACGTATAGGCTTGTTCGTACTGCTTCATCACGTTCTCTATTTCAATACTGGACAACCACTCATTGGGATTACGTTTCCACGATTTCGGCGCAAATGGCGCAAAGGTCTCATTTATCAACTCCTTGTCTAAGCCTTGCGCAAACTGCTGCCGCAACCAACAGGTTTCATTATGGCAGACATACTGCATATTTTCCTTCAAGGCCGCCCAAATGCTTTTCGGATCAGTGGATGTAATCGGCTCATCTGGATGCCGGGCATTCCACAAATTTTTGATCTTTGTGAGGGCATCCGGCGTATAACAGGTGAAAGAGGCCTCTTTGTCTGCTTTAGGCGCACAGTTGGCGGATTCAAATTCCTTGTTGTTGTCAGCATTGGTCGTCGTAGATTCTTTGTCCGTGCTCACTTTATCGTTTGTGTTTTTACCACCTCGCATATTCAACCGTCTTGTATGTAACCTTTTGTGGTATACACGACGACGGCGTACGGTGCCGCGTCGTACCTTAGTGCGTTTATGACTACGCATTTTTGCTTATATTTAAAGTAGAAAATAGTTTACTTATTATTAAAGCCGACCAAGTTTGGCGGTCACTAACTTGGATAATTTCATTTGGCGTTGAACGTCCATCGAGTAATGAGAATGCGTTAGCGTCGACTTGTGTTCAGTGGAGCCGTCATCAATATCATCGTCTTCGCCCGGAGCTTCCTCTGACAGAATGTGATCCACTACCGCCTGGGCATATTTACAGTATAAATGCTTCAAACGCTCACTAGGATACCGCCCAAGACTCATCTCTTCTGTCATTTCAATGATGCGTTCGCGATACACTTCCATTGAAGGATTAAGCGCTTCCAGTTCGTCGTCCTGATCTTGTTCCTGCGCCTTTAATAAAGCATAATAGCGCGGGTTTGTCAAAAAGGCCAAGTTATGTTTAGTGGACCCGGCGCTTGTACAACCCGTGGCTGATGGACCTTTCACGCCGTCCTCATGACTATGACTCTGGTTATTGTCACTCATTGATACCACTATATTATAATCAGTGACAAGAGAATTTTGGCGCATAATTATACGCTTACATTTTTAAGTTGTTGACGAGTACAATTATTCAGATACCAATTGCCTACTAAATTGGCATGTTGGTTCGGATTAAACGGTTGCCAAGTGGGTTGATAAAACAAATCAGGAAACGGTTGGATCATGGGACTCGACGTTTGTTCCGACACCGTCTCGTTGTACAGATCACTCGTCGATGGCGGCACGTAGGCGGCCTGATCACTCTTTTGTAATGCATAAAACTGATTGCGCAGCCGGGATTCGTCGTTAACGTTGAGCGCATAACCATTCCACGGGCCTTCCGCATTGCCGGGATTAAAGGTGTATTGGGTATTATAAGGGGCCTGCACGCGAATCGGCTCTGTCGCCACTTTGCGATGGTCTAAGATGGCCAACTGCGTATATTTTGTGTTGACAGGCCGCACCGAGAACTGCATCTGCAGTGGCGCCGACGGCACATTCCGGTCATATAAACGATTATTGAGTTGTTCGGTTCTCACATCGCCTGCTGAAAAACCGGCTAAATTTGAAGACATGGAGGACATCTACGCTGATATATTATTACGCAGATTAAATAACCACTTAAAGCCACTTAAACATATCAGGAATAAACATGTGTGGCATTTTTGCCGTCTTAAATGCCGGCCATAATGAGCGGGAGACCACTTCTCAGCTTGTCGAGGAGGCGTTTGCCCAAGGTCAAGCCCGGGGACCCGAGTACAGCCAGCTACAGGCATTAAATCCCAACATTATTCTGGGGTTTCACCGCTTAGCGATTAATGGCTTAGGGGCTGACAGCAACCAACCCTTTCATCAAGACAACGTTTCCTTAGTCTGCAATGGCGAAATATATAATTTTCGCGAACTGATCGAGAAATATGGGCTCCAGGTGCAGTCAAATTCCGACTGCGAGGTCATTTTGCATCTGTATTTGATGCTAGGGATCAATGAAACCCTTTCTCTATTAGATGGCGTGTTTGCCTTTGTGCTCGTTGACAGAACCAATGGCCGCATATATGCCGCCCGTGATCGCTTTGGGGTCCGTCCCCTGTATATGCTTCAATCAAAGCGTCATTACACTGAGCGTAGCGTGATCGGCATCGCCTCTGAAATGAAATCGCTCATCGGTCTCGTAAAAGATACTAAAAACTATATCATCGAGCAAGTAGAACCGCGTACAGTCATCGTCTTATCACAACATGATGCAAATGTCACTTTTGCTTCGGAGCAATACAACTACTACGACATCCCACATACCGCCCCTGAATATGGTGGTCTGCCACCTGACGACTACATTGCTAATACCCACAAAGGTATCGTCAAGTTCCTAAACGCCGCCGTCCAGAAACGCGTCCACCGCACGACTGATCGACCGGTGGCATGTTTATTGTCTGGTGGCTTAGACAGCAGCCTAATTGCGGCACTTGTTAACAAGTACTATCAACGCGCAGGCCATACACTGGAAACGTACTCGATAGGTATGGCCGGCTCGGAAGACCTGCGCTACGCTGACTTAGTGGCTTTACATCTCGGCACTAAACATACGTCCATTGTGTTGACTGAAGACGACTTTTTTGCCGCTATTCCTGAAGTCGTGAAGGCCATCGAATCCTATGACACCACTAGTGTGCGGGCTAGTGTGGGCAACTACTTGGTGGCCAAGTACATCCGCGCAAATAGCGACGCCAAAGTCATATTTAATGGCGATGGCAGCGACGAACTGACTGGCGGCTACCTGTATATGCTGTCTGCACCAAACGATCAAAAATTCGATCTTGAATGCCGACGCTTATTAAGGGACATTTACCTCTTTGATGTGCTGCGTTCGGATAAATGCATCTCGTCCAACGGCTTGGAACCGCGGACCCCGTTTCTCGATAGCAAGTGGGTGGAATATTATTTGAGTATTTGTACAAGCCTAAGGAATCCGAACAACATCAAGGGGACTATCATGGAGAAACAGCTACTGCGCCAAGCGTTTGCTAACCTAGAACCCCACTTATTGCCGCCGCAAGTCCTGTGGCGACGCAAAGAAGCCTTCAGTGACGGCGTGAGCGGCACCCAGAAACCTTGGTACATGGTCATCCAGGATCGCCTCCATGCGCAAGGCCGCCAAGCTATGGAGGGTCTAACCGTTGAACAGACATATTATCGTGAGCTTTTTGAGACATACTATCCGCATCAAACACACATTGTACCGTATTATTGGATGCCGCGATTTGTGCAAGCAACAGATCCGAGTGCTCGGACACTAGCCTCTTATGGTCAAGCCAAAAGCAATTGAGCCACCTACACATAGGAATTGGTAAAAATAAATACTTGATGAAAACTATTTAAAGCATGCCAGCCTATAGTATAGAATATATACCAAATCAGTTTAAAAAAAGATGGCCACCGCCTTTAAGGTTCGATATACTTCCGATTATGCGAAGTATGTGGAGCAACTTGCACAGTTTGAAGCCCACTTAACTTCAAACTATGCCGACTTATTTATCAAGCACGAATTCTTCGGCGTCCAAGTGCAACCCGGCTGGTGGCCTCTAGTGGAATCCATGTGTCAAACCTTACAGCAATATGTGTCAATGCACCCAGACATTGGGTTGAAGGTTTATGATTTTCACACGATGCATGGACAATTGGCTGCTCGCATGGACTATGCTGATTTGTTTGTCGCCGGCGTTATGGCCATGGCCAAGGTCAGTAGTGTAATATTCGTAATGTATGCATGGCATTTATTTGACTCTAAACCTCCGCTCAATTCCTACAGGACATGTCCAAAAAGCTGTGCGAAGAATGTGGCCAACCCGGCTGGTTGCGTTTATTTCATGATGGTCCTTGTGGCCAAAAAGTCATGTGCCAAAGCCATAGCCAAGAGCAAATGGTCCTGCGCATTAAACATCGCTTTTAGTTTTTGTGGTTTAAAACAAATGGCGTTTACGACGCGTGGTTCGGCGTTTGCGCTTCATTCTACTGCCACCCCCCACTTGTGTGGTTGAACGCGGCGGAGTCTCGGGACCTTTGTCGTCCAGAAACTGTTGAATATACCGCATTATTTGTTGTCCCACTTGTTCATCCACGGCTTTCGCTTCTGCGCTTTTATGCGTTACCCGATAATTATACCGCCGCATGAGCTCCTTTACTTCCTGCACAAATTGTTGCTCTGGCATCGGGCTAATGCGCTGGATTAAGTGGTGATAGTGTGCGTAATAGCGTTGCGCCATTTCCTCAAACGGCAGACTATACGTGTAGGCTTTGTTGTTTATATAAAAGACATTGCGGGTTTGCATATGCGGATGCACTAAATCGTCCACAAAACAAATGTGCGTATGACTAGGAAACCCGATACAGCGTAGAAGGTCAGGGACGGTTTTGTCGTGCGTCGTCCGGTGGCGTTCAATCTGTTGGCCATTGATTTTATACGCGGCGACAATCTGATCAAAGACAGGCACATTTAAGCGATAGGCTATGTAATGACTAATTTTAGTGACCCAACTTTTTGGTCCTTGATTATTAGTGTAAATCACCACTTGATGCAAATTGCCTTGTTCTTTGTGTTGGACAATGTAATCCAAAATGTTTAAAATGTTTGGCCGCAAAAAGCCGGGGAATAAATCCATGACCTCGTTGAAATGCAGTTGCCCAAGTTCACCGCCATATATCATCTCCAGAGCATCCCAAAACATACCTAGCTCCACAAAACACCCTAATGTTTCGTCCAGATCGAAGGCGATGATTTTAGGGACATCTGCCATATTAAGTGTACTACAAAAGTCAAAGAATTTTATTTGCCACGTAAGTACTCCCAAACAGACGAGTGCTGCTAATACCCAATAGGTGCATGACATGCATCATATGACATATGTTAATAGAAAATATATTTGTTTATCTAAACGCATGCATCATGGCCAAGACAAAACGCAAGAGCAAGTCTTTACGTGCCCAAGATTACAAAACCATTTTAGCCTTTTATCATGTCCCACTCCACAAAAAGTGGACCACAGTCGATTTGAAACGTATTGCCTCTAGTTTATTGAATCAAAAACTATGCCGCTGCATTAAAAGCATCCAACCTAAACCTACACGCACGAACGAACGCAAAGCCATTGCCGTTTGTGTTAATAGTGTTATTAACAAAAAAGGATTAAAGATTAGACGCTTCACGTGCAAACGTCGGGCAAATTTACTCGTCGAACTCCCATGACGAATCATAGTATTCGGCACCAGTATAGTCGACCCAATCCGCTAATGTAAACCGATTGAAGTCACCCGGCAGCTGAAAGCGTTTATACTCCATGTTGTACCCTTGAGCAGTACTGAGGCGGTAAAATGGCTCTGCGTTGCGTTGCATGATCTGCATAAATGCGTTGACGGAGTGAAACCCCGACTCTCGCGCAGCACGCAGACCAGTGTAGTAAACATAAGGCATCTTGAAGTTCATTATGTAATGATAATGGCATCATGGCTTTAATAAGTTAAACGTCCGTCGTCAGTTCTCATGTTTGTCGTTACTCGTTGAGCGCTAAAGCATCTATTGCTGCTAAAATAGTTTGCTCTTCGTCCGTTAACTTCTTAAACACTAAAGTGGAACTCAGGTTCACTTGAAATATCCGACCCATCTTATTGCGACACAAAATATGCAAGATGCCATCTGGACCGACGGTTTTTGCCCCACACACGATGCCACCGTTGGTCAACTTAACGTGCGCGGGATCTTTTAGTGGTATCCATCGAATATAGGAACCAGGTTCGACGTCTGTATGCTCATCCACAAAACGATAATCTTGCAACTGTTCGAGCATTTTTGTGTTTTGATTTCTTGGCAAAGCTAATTCGTCCAGCACATCCGCCTTTTGTTGCATGATTTTCTCCCAGGTTAAATCCAAGACATTATCGGTTTTCACCTTCTCCAACGCTTCATACAAAAAAGTGTAGTCCACCCCTAATTCAGTGTCTACCTCATTATACGTTGGATCTATTTTTGCCAAAACACTCACGTCGATCTTGCGCGTCGTGGCCATATTCGAATACTATGCTATATTACTCACTCTGCTTTTTTTTCGACAGAGTAAACCACTAATTGAGGGAATGTATAAACGATAACCAATCACTCCGTTTATAGATTCAAATATTCATAACCTTGTGCGTTTAAATTACCAAGCCGAGCCCCACGAACCGCCCATCTCATTGGCAGCCATCGGCTCCTGCAGCGTAGGATTAGCGGCGCCCACTAACGGTGTGGGTGTGTGTTGGTACATGGCATCGAAATCCGGCTGGGCTTTAGAGGGTTGAGCCATCATATTCATATTCGGCATTGCCGTCAATTGCGGATTCGTTGGCAGCAGCTGTGTACGGTCTAAGTAATCGGCCTGACTTGGCATATGGACACCTTGCACACGCACTTGGCCACTTTGCTGTTGCTGTGCCAAGACGGCAACCGTTGCCGCTTTAGCCTGCTCACTTTTGCCAAACCAAGCCTCCGTAACACGGTCAAACAAGATGTTTAACTTGGCACCTAACTTCGTTTGCATCGTGATCAGCAAAAGCAGAAACGGGATGACAAACGTGATCTCATTGAAGTCGTTGTAGGCCCGCTTGCTATAGGTCGGGATAAATGTCACTAACTTGTTAATTAGCCAGATGGATACCATGAGAATCACTAATTGAGCCACGCTTTCAAACAAGATCTCTAAACTGCCCTTAGTGTCATCTTCCTCCGGGACATAGTGTTTCACTACGCGCAACAGAAGCATGACAGGGACTAAGGCAATTAATGTGTACTGCAGCATGTTCAGCATACGATCCTTGTTTTCTTCATCAAAGTTGAACACATGCTTAAAAAAAGAGGGTGAATTGTCTTTCAAATCGACGGCCTTGGCACCTCCACCCGTTAAATATTCGGTCATTGTCTCGTATGCTTTATAGGAAGAAAAGAATTATTTAATTTCGTTTGTTGTTGATGTTTAGACACAAAAGGTATTTAAATCGTCCGTCAATATCACATTATACACTATGCTTAAAACCCTTGCCGCGATCGGCAAAACACGGCATGGTCAAGTCGAGCCACACGACGAACATCAGTATTTGTTGCTAATTGATGACATACTTCGCTATGGTGTTATGGAAGCCGGCCGCAACGGCAATGCCAAAACCATTTGTGGCGCTGCGATGCATTTCGATTTATCCAACAAGAAGATCCCACTCCTGACTACTAAACGTGTCGCTTGGAAGACATGCCTGAAGGAACTGCTCTGGTTCATCAAGGGACAAACGGACAACCAGGTTTTGATCGATCAAAACGTTGGCATCTGGAATGGCAATGCCTCGCGCGAGTTTCTTGACTCCAGAGGGCTGTTTCATTTAGACGAACATGACTTGGGTCCCATCTATGGCTTTCAGTGGCGACACTTTAATGCCCCGTATCAAAACTGCCATACTGACTATAGCGGCCAAGGCATCGATCAGTTGGCTTACATTATTAAGCATTTAAAGGATCCTGAGACCCGCAATTCACGGCGGCTTCTTATGACTGCCTGGAACCCATGTCAGCTAGACGAAATGGCCCTGCCGCCGTGTCACGTAATGTGTCAGTTTAATGTCACTGAAGATAACAAACTGAGCTGTAGCTTGTACCAACGCAGTGCGGATGTTGGCTTGGGTATGCCCTTCAACATTGCCTCTTATAGCCTATTAACGCACTTAGTGGCGTTTCACTGTGGCTTTCAGGCCACTGACTTCTTCTACCATTTAGGCAATTGCCACATCTATGATGATCACTTAGAGGCCTTGGCCGAACAAGCCAAACGCAGTCCATTGCCATTCCCGACTTTAGAGTTGAAGAGTAGTGTTAAAGAGCGTTTAGAAGATTACACTGTGGACGATTTTGAGTTAGTGGATTACAAGTTTCATGACAAAATCACTATGGCCATGCGGCCTTGAAGCGATGCGCGATGGTATGTGCGCTAAGATTTGGATTTTAATGTTCTTTAGATTTTGTACATTAAAATCAAATGAGTGCTGCTTCTGGTTTAGCCGCTGCTAAGAATCGCCGCTGCAAAGAAGGCCCTATTGTTAAAGTTCCTGGCAAAAGCAATGGCTCCTGTGGAACAAGTGCTTGTGCTCGCGTGGCACCCAAGGGCGGTCCGCCGGCGGCTACGCAAACCCGCGGCAGCACAGTTCAGGCCAACGGCACTAATTCGTCTTCCAGTTTTAGTGGTTCAGGCAACAAGGTCATGAC